TATTTTGGTATGTTTTGTCATCTGACGGTAGTGGTTTTGTCATTTTTTTACCCTATAAAATATGTGACTATCAATTCTTGTAATCTTTTCTAAGTGATCTGCCCAATGTGGTTTAACGTAATAAGCATGATAGTGTGTTGCATCTTCGACTACGTTCGGTACTTGATCTGGCATCGCCAATACAACTCCTGCAACCATTTTTGCTTTCTTCCAAATCTCTGGTTCTCGTATCTTATCTGACTTACCATCACAAAACCAACTGAATTGACATTTGTTTCTGACAGGAAAATGCTCTGCCCATGTGTATGTAGGACCTTGTTTTACTACTTCACAAACGGTGTTTGGATATCTCGGATGTTTAACTCTATTCATTGTTACTTGTGCAACTGCAATCATACCTGCCTGTGATTCCGATCTCGCCTCAAAATAAATGTTTTGTGCAAGACAATCAAACGCATGGTTCTTTGGTTCGTACACTTCACTCTTTGCTGTACCCCAATATAAAATTGTAATTACTAATACAATAAAAAATAATAGTTTCTGATAATTATTATTCATCAACTTTTAACCCCAGGTTTAATCCATTTTGTTTAAACTTCTCTTTCCAACTGTGAAATTCTGTATTGTGATTGACAGTAGATCCTTCGATAGTTTGCCACTGCCATAGATGTACCATCTCGTGTGCCAACACTTCTACGAATTGTTTAAAGTTCTTGTAGACTGGCACCATGTATAATGTGTTTGGTTTTTTACCACCAGTATCATCAAATTCAAACATACCTAAAGCATCTCTCATATTCTTAATATAGAATTGATTAAATGCCTCTAGTCTGTTATCAAATATAATATTGTTTAATATATCAAACCATAGAAACATATCGGCATAAGTTGTTCTATACCGTCTGTCTCTGTGATGAAATGGTTTAATAAGTTTTCTAAGTTTATTCTTCAAATTAATTTGTTAATGTTTCTTTGTATTTTTGTTCTACCATAATCTCTAAGTCTCTTTGAACACCTTCTAAGATTTGTGGTAACTGTTTTTCTAAAATAGATAATGCCGTAATCGCAAATGTATATGCGGCTCTATCTAATTCTGCTTTTAATACTGCATCATTATCAATTGAACCTGAAATGTTTTCTTTAATTACATGACTAAGAACAGCCGTATTGTAATCGTCTGCTTTGGCAACGTTAAAGATTGACCATGACCAAATGTAAACAAATACTACAAACAGAGTTAAAAAAGATTTACGCATATGCATAACCTACCTTGTTATCATTTAAATAATCGTCAATGATCTCACTGACATTATATTCATCAACACCTAAAACGTCAAGGTTAGACACTTGCATAATTTCTTTTTCTGCATCGTCTTTGTTGATGATACCTTTTTTTATCTTTTCTAAGATATTGTCAACTGCTTCTTCGGCACAATCATATGCCCACTGTTTTACTTTTCCCATAATGTATACTCCTTTTTGTTAATCATGTATATACAATAACAGGTATATTAGTATTTGTCAATGGTTATTTTGGCCCATTTTGTCGCACCTAAAACGCCCGATTTTACTTACTTTTGCATAAAACTATCGTTCCAGTTGAACGCATCTTTGACTAAATTTGCCGTTAAACCCTTGTATTTCTTGTTTAACTCTTTGTCTTTTGCGGCTAGAATTAACTCTGCTTCTTCTTTGTTCAGACCTTCTAACATCTGCAAGAACATCATCTCTCTTTTATTCTGCGATAGGTTAGGGTTACCACCTTTGATAAAGTGATATAGTCTTCTCGCCTCACGTTTCAGATACGTATGCTCTGTACCTTCTGGTGCTTCGTTTTCTTTGTATGGTGGTTTACCTTCTGGTAAATCCCATGTAATATTTGGATCGAAACCAGATTTAAGAACCATTCTTAATTCTGCTGTATCGTAGTGTTTTAACACTTCTAGTTTCTTTGGTTTATCTTTAGCGTTGTTCACCTTCACTAAAATTTCGTGGAAAGTTAAAGTTGGCCCGAACTTTCCTGTTTCATCAAATGCCATTTTTAGAACTCCTGTATTTGACCTATTAAGTCTTTTAATTTGTTTTTAATAAAATAGTTTAGAATGTTATGTCTTCCTACAAACTGTACACTCTTAAACTCTGTCATAATATTATCTTCTACCTCTTTAGGTATATAGTCGAAATCCACAAGGCGCATATTTCGTTGGAAATTTCTGTACTGATATTCATTACAGAAGCCTTTAGGATCACTAGCAATCCAATAACTCAGTTTCTTTTTACTGATTGGTTTTTGTCTAATGCCATTCACAAACGTATCATCTGCTGATAAAAAGTTTGGAATACTGTCACCACGATCACCTTTGAGTATATGCTCTTTGATATACTGTTTAGGATCCACACCTTCTATCCATTTCTTTTGTATGGGTGCATATTGTTTTACATTACTGTATTTTTGCAACTGAATAAAATCTTTATCACCACTTAGAATTAGCATCTTCTCGTCTGGATGGTTCTTAACTAGCACAGCAATAATATCGTCTGCCTCTGCACCATAAACATCTACCACTCTGTATGGCATCTGTTCTTTTAGTTCATCTCTGACTTGATTAAAGATTGTAAATATCTTATCCCAATCATGTGAAGATTCTTCTCTTGCTTGTTTTCTTTGTGATTTGTAATTTGGAAATACTTCTCTACGCCAATAGTGTCTACTATCACAGCATATAATAATGTCACCAAATTCTTCTTTGAATTTTACATTGTAACCACGTATAGAATTTAGTATCATATGCCTTACTAAATCCTCACTGACACCTCTACTCGTACCACCGAGTTGTGCCATCATGTTTGAAATCATTACTTGGTTTAAATCAATTAAAATCATTTTAAATCATCACCTTCAAATTCTACTGTCTTTTCTATCTTCGGATACTGTATCTGACTAAAGTATTTATTGGTCTTTGGATCCTTCAATATTTTCATCATATCTTTGACTACATCTTGCATTGGATGTTTTAAATTAAATTCTTTTAATACTAACGCTCTTAGAGCCTCAATAAAGAAACCTAGTTCTCTAAATGTACGTTTACTGTTTTGCCATTTAGTAGAACCAATACTTAAACCCTCGTGTTGCCATTCGTGTATAAGTCGAACCATATAGTCATCTACCATGCTGTTAGCATAGGCACGAAGACCTTCGTCTTGTTCCTTCTTAGACATCTTTTCGTTTTTAAGTTTTATCTTCTTTTTTGTTTTGAAGTCGATTACTTCGCCCATATTTTTCCTTTAATTCAAAGTATTTTAAAATACCCTTTATCGATAACTCCTGTTGTATCGCTTTTCTTTTGTAGACCTCATACGTTTTTTTCAATGATCTCACCTTGGAAGTTGATGTATCCTTTATCTAAAAGATATTCTTTCAGGTGATTAAACCCACCAACTAGTTCGCCGTCAATCATTATCTGAGGCATGGTTCTAACTTGTTTACCAACTGCCTCGTATAATTCTTCAGGCGACATGAAATCTTTACCAAACATCTTTTCTTCAAACTCCATACTGCACTTACGTAACAAGTCTTTTGCTTGTACACAATAAGTACAGTTTGGTTTTGAATAGATAACTATAGACATAACATTACTCTTTCGTAATTATTTTATTGTATGTATCTATATATTCTTTATCTATAGCCTTGATATTAGCATCTTTGATCGCCGTAGTATTGATCTGACTTACACTGTCATTAATGATCTTTTCCCACAGTTTATTCTGATCATCATACGAGAATTGTATAAGAATATACACTCTGTACTCATCAAAGGCTGTTGTAAAGATTTCTTGTTCAGCAATCTCGTAACCAACCACTGCTGTTTTTGATATAACGTTTACAATAGTTCTATCAAACTCCTGAACCGTAGTCTTACCTTTATCTCTACCTACTTCAGTTGAGAAAAACGTAGCACGTTCATTCATTTCACCATTGATTATATCAGCAATCTCTGCTTTCGCAATAAGATTTGCTTTTTTGATTGCCAAGTTTAAGTCTGGACTAGTTGCAACACCAGAACCATACATGTAGTTCTTACTCACTGGTTTGACTACAAACCACTTCGGAACTTCTTTCAGCATATCATTGTTTTTAGATGCTTCTTGTTTTACTTTGTAATTACCAGAACACGCTGTCATTACTAAACCAAGAAACACTATCAATAAGTATTTCATATTATAATACCCCCTTTATCATACTCATTATTGTTTCGACTATTGAAGGATTTACATAAACTACAAACCCACCAACTATCGCACCAAATACGAAGTTAATCATATATCCATTCTCCTTCTTCGGTTAAACATACTTTCACAGGTGTGTGATAAGCATGGTCTTTTCTATCGATCCACCTACAGTAACTAGGTACATCAACATTATTGTAATAAAATTGTGCAAATATTTCCCAATAACTTGGGCCAATATAACCATCTCTGCATACCATTTTCTCTCTGAGAACAATCATGGTATCGGGATCGATTTCTTGTGTGATTACACAATTACTTTTTGTATGAGGCACTGTCTCATTTGCTTGTGCAAAAACACCATAAAATAAAGTGCCTACATAAACAATAAAGATAATAACTATCATCCAAAAAAATTGATTGAATCTACGATGTTGCATTTACAACCTCCCATACTCCGTCAGGATGTTGACACGCTGTGCCAAACTCAGTTGATCTATTAATACCTGCAATAGGCCACTGAGTTGTAATATTCATAGTAGAAATATAATCACTGCATTTCATACCTGAATCTATTACATACGTCCTATTAATTTTAATATCACCATTGTTACCAGTTCTTGGATTGAACCAAGTTGTGTAACTAGGTTTGACAGGAGATGTATTTAAATGATCTACAAATACTGCCGTGTGTACATTTCTATCTGATTTATAAAATAGTTCTGCACCTGCGAAACTTCCAATCACAGCACACGCCGCTACTAGTGGAGCATTCTGTGATATTAAGTGATAACAAGTTGAGCCAGCACTTACTGCCCCTACTGTTGCACCAAAGTGACTAGATGCTGTTCTTGTCCACTTACCGTCATTAGTGGCTG